GGAGCGGGAACGCAAGCCGGTGTCTTGGAACGTGCTCGTATTGTCTTGGCGTCTGCAACAGGGCGTCCTGCCGTTGCGCCTGTTGAACATGCTGTTGTTCTGGGGTGGTTTGGTTCTGCTGTTCTGGTGGTCTGTCAGCCCGCATTTCGACAGTTGGTTCCCGTTCCTGCAATCAGTGGGATTGCCGAACGTCACGTTCTGACCCATTCCCTGAAACATATTTTCCGCAAAAACTAGGAGGTAGCCGTCATGCGGCAAACATATCTGACCAGCGACAATCCGACCGTGGTGAACCGACTGCGCAAGGACTGCCGTGAATACGCGCGTCAACGCGAACTGGAGGAATGGTTCGAAAACATCCACCATGTCCGTCTGGCATGAAAGGAGGACGCGGATGGCAAGCGAACCGTCGAAGGAGTTGAAGCCGTCATGTCCAAGGAGACCCTGACCATCCAAGGCAAAGGTGATTTGAAAGGCTACTGGCTCATGCCCATGAACGGCATATACAAGCCATGCAAGAACAATGTTGAAGTATGGAGGATGCTCCGCCAATTCGAATGGCGTCCCGACCCTCTGCCGGGCATCGTCAGCTCATACACGTATACGCCATACGTGGACATGTTTATCGAAGACGACAAAGCATATCTTTCCATGCCGGTGGAAAGCTGGGATGACTCTTTGTGGCATAAGAGCACGAAGGGAACATTCCGTAAGGCCAAGGAACGTTTCAACGACGGCGCTTCGGGAGATGACCGTTGATGCTTCATGTCTTGACCGTATTGGCGGCGCAAGCCCTGTTTTTTTAAGACTGGGGTGAGTCGCCACCTTTTTTGATTAATCACTGTTTTTGTGTTAAGGTTTTCAGTATGAGCCAGAAGGTACGAATCATCAAAGTCAGGCATGCGGGCGCGTCCGTGTACCTTGGCGACGATTCATGCCGCAACCACTGCTGGACGCGCAATCCCGAACGCATCATGGACTGGCTGTGCGATGGTTGGCGTACCCGTTTCAACCAGCATCGGGAGCATAGGACAATCCGCCGCTACATGGAGGACATGGAATCCCATGAACGCATGTGGGTGGACGTCCCGTTGGGCGGCGCGACCGTCGGGGAACCTTTCAAGGACAGCGAGGCTCGAATCCGGTGTTCTTGGCTCGCATGCATCCCCTCCGCTATTCTCGCCAGTCCCATGCGCGTGGAGAATTCGGAATGGTATGCCGCGTTGAAGCGCAAGAAAATCAATGGCGGTCGTGTCCCGGGATTCAAGTCCCGCAAACGCAGCCCCCAGTATTTCGTATGCTGGCGCAACCAGAACAAGACCGGCAACGCCATCTACCATCAGGTGTCACGCAAGCGCGGCGTGGTCGTCATCACCGGAACCGTGAAAAAGGAATTCCGCAAGCCGGACGAAACGGGATGCCGTTGGACGCTCTCCATCCACGTGCGCGTCAGCCAACCCATCAGGGATTATACGAGTGTGGCGGTGAATTGGACGGAACGCACTCTGGCGTTCACCAACGAACCGTCGCCCATCCGACGGAATACCACCGGCAAGCAGACCGGTATCGACCGTGGCTGCGTCCACACGTTGGCCTTGTCGAATGGAACCATGCTAGACATGCCGCAACCGTCCGAACGGGAGAGAAAAGAGTATCTGCGATTGCAACGCAAACTCTCCCGACAGGACAGAACCAACGAGAAGCGTGGCGGCAAAACCGCGAAATTCCAGTCGAAACGGCGTATGCTCACGTTGAAGCGTATGAACTCGTTACGTCGCCGTATCAACAATCGTAAGGACGATTGGGTGGCGAAAACCACGACACAGCTTGTCGAAGACTACGACCTTATAGCCTTGGAAGCGTTGAAGACCCGGCAGATGACGCGTAGGCCAAAGCCGAAGCAGGACCCCAACCATCAGGGGTGCTACCTGCATAATAGTGCAACATCCAAAGCCGGATTGAACCGTAGCATCCTCAACAACCGTTGGACGGATATTCAGAACAAACTCGAATACAAGACCCGACTCGCCGGAACCCAGCTCATACTGGTTGACCCGGCCTACACGTCCCAAACCTGCAACCGTTGCGGCCATGTCGCATTGGAGAACCGTGAGAGTCAAGCGGTCTTCCAATGCGTTAACTGCGGGAACAAGGATAATGCGGACGTGAACGCGGCTAAGAACATTCTCAACCGCGCGATACATACAACCGGCATGGACGATGCCGAGGGCGTGGAGGAACACGCATCCTATGGAACCCATGTTCCACAGGAGAGTTCCGGTGAAACGCCAACCCCTGCTACACGTATGGGAAGACTTCTCTAATGGGAAGCATGTCTCATATGCGACAGGAATCCCCCGGCTTCAGCCGTGGGGAGGAATTCAAAGCCGTCGTGGAGTTCCTTCGGCGCTTCCGGTTCGATAGCGTAAGCTCCGGCATGTGCGGACTCGTTTGGATTGTCACCGCGTTAATCTGGCTGTTTCTTATCCGCTGGGATGATAAGCCCGACGGTTTGGACGGTTCCGACTTGGAAGACTCGTCGGAATGAGCGAGCAGGGTGTCTTCGACGTGTTGACGGCGCTGTACGTGGTTGCGTTCTTCCTGTTCGTCGTTGGGACGATAGTCTGGACGGTGAACAGAAGACGTGCCCGCAAACATCCCGGCAAAGGGTATGCTCCCCGATGGATTCGCTTGGGGACGATAGTATGCTCACTGTTGGTCGCCTTGTTGGAAATCTGCCTGTTCATAGGCAAATGGGTTTTCCTTGACGGACTGTCATGCGTATTGTGGATTGTGGTGTCGGCGTTGTGGATTGCCGAATACCGGTTGGAAAGAAGCCGAGAAAGGAAAGACGGCTGAATGCTTCCGTTCCGTAGATTTAAACGTGATGCTTATATGCTCGACCAGTGTGTGACCATGGTGGAGGATACTGTTCACGAGATTGGCGAATACGTGAACAAGGATGAGGATATGACCGATTCCATGACTCAGACGCTCTCTCACCTGTTGGATGTGTACAACGACTTGTTGGACGTGTTGGACGATGACGAACTGACTGTGAATCCTCGATTGCATTTCCGACAGTATCCGCGTGTTCGCGGGTATATTCGCGACTCCTGTAATCGTTGCCGTTCGGCTGTTGGACAGTTGACGCAACTGGTGGACATGCAGGATGAGTTGAACGATATCGAATGCTATGCGAACGGTGAATTGGATTTCGGTGGTGATTTCTGAAACAAAATCACCGATGTTATACTGAGATTGTTCACATAAAAAGTTTTGGAGGAAGGAAGACGATATGGGCGCACCATGCGTCATCGCCATGCGAAACGGCGAAGACTTGTACCGTTGGATATTCAGCCCTTACGACGGGAATATCCAATCCGCGGGACGTATGCTTTTCGACCATTACGACACTAGGGAGAAAGTGGAACGATTGCTGGATAACGGCGACATCGACCTGCTTGCCCCCGCCGTCGAGGAATGCGAGCCGTTAAGCGAACGAAGCCCCTACTATTCCGGCGGGCAAGGCTCCAAGGACGAACTTCCGATGTTCGGTGAACTGCACACGTACATCTGGCGTGACGGATACGGGTGGGGTTGCAAACCTATGCTGTGGGAGGCTGTAATGCCCTTGAATCTGTTGCTGGGTGTGGAGAACCCTTGGGCCTGACAGCCAGATTATGCTATAGTGGGCATGTTCACATATTTTGAAAGGCCAAAAAACATGCTCAATTTCGAATCCGTCAACTGTGACGGCAAGCACATCAAATGGGAGTTCAACACGCCCAACGAAGTACATCGATTGTTCTGGTCGGATACCTGTCCACTTCCATCCAATGACGACCCAATCGTTCATGCCGAACTAGACGGCAAACCACTGCCGCAATGCAAAGCGTTCCTCGACCTTTTACACATGCTTGGATTGGACGAGGAACAATATCCGCCCGAAAAGGGGAAAACCCATAAGCTTATCGCCATCGACTTGGACAACACTCTCGTAGACTATACGACAGCGTTCAAGGATTGCATCAGCCAATTGCAGAAGAAACCGTTGACCGCTCCCGAACCAACCGACTACGGTTTCGCCTGTGAAGGCTGGTTCGAAACCCATGCGGAATTCCGTGAATGGCATCATTGGTCGGTGAACGCGGGACTCTATTTACCTTTTTTGTTTTGGCGAGAAAGCCGCGTCATCTTCAGTGTTGCGGATGAATCGCCCTGCCTGTTGTTGTTCGTCTATGTAGCGTTCGATTATGCTCTCGCTGTTTCTTCCCACGGTTTCGCAATAGTATCCCGCAGACCATAGCTTATGGTGCTTTCCCCAGTAGTAGCGTCTGAGATGGTCGGGGTGCTTGCCCCATAGTTCATGTGTGGTGAGTTGTTTGATTCGGCTGACTGTTCCGCTGATGGTTTCGTCTGGTGGGATACTGACGAGCATGTGTACATGGTTTCCGTCGCCTGTGTTGATTCGGTGGATTGTGAACCGTGAGCGCTGTTCGGCTTCGCGGATGCTGGCAATGGCGTCTTCCTCTATTCCCTCAAGGGCACGCTTGCGGTATTTTGTGACCAGCACGATATGGTATCTGGTTCGTACCTTCGCTGACGCTTTGGATTTGTATTCGTTGGGTTTCATCCGGCACCTCTATATGCTATAATCATGCTAACAACAGTTTAGCAGATTCGGAGATGTTAGCATGACAGTCAGTCTCATTGGCTCGCCGCGTAAGACCTCCGAAGAGGCAAGACTGGACAAAAACCGAAGAATCAAAGAGTCCATCAAAGCCACAAAGGCCAGAAGGAAAACACAGACTTGCTCCACGTTCGACCTGAAAATAGTGGGCAACAAACTATCCCGCACCCAACGTGAGGCATTGACGCGAGTGTTCTTGGAAGCGAAATGGCTGTGGAACGAATGCATAGCCAGCGGAGACCCGCTCTCCTACAAGCCAAGGAAAAACGTCCTCGTGAAAACCAAGAATGGCGCGATGGACGAACGCGAGTACCGGACGCTTGGCTCGCAGATGAAGCAGTCTTTGGTTAAAACCATCCGTTCCAACATCAAGACGCTCGCCACCCTCAAAAAGCAAGGGCGCAAGGTCGGCAATGTTGGATTCACCGACGAAGTCAGGTCTCTTGGGCTTCCGCAACCGGAGACCACTTATCGCATACGTGGACAAAAGGCGAGAATCCAGAATATTCCCGGCTGGGTTCGTGTGCGTGGCGTCAAACAATTGGAAGGCTGGGAACAAGCGAAAGCCGTTCTCACTAGTGAGGCGGATGGATGGCACTTGCATGTCACATGCTATATGGATAAGGAGGAATACAACAAAAGGCGTGAAGCCAAAAAACTCGCGCCGGTGAAGAACACCGTCATCGGACTGGACATGGGCGTGGAAACCGCCATAACATGTTCTGACGGAACGGAATACGATGTCATGGTTGGAGAAACCGACCGCCTCAAGCGGGAACAGCGAAAACTGAACCGTAAGAAAAAGGGGTCGAACAACCGTCGGCGTAATCGTATGAGAATCCGTTTGGCATATATGAGACAGCAGAATCGTCTCAATGACGCCGCGAACAAGATAACAGCCGAATTGTTGCGCAATGAGATTGTCTTTATGCAGGATGAACAGGTTAAGGCTTGGCAACGTCGTTATGGGCGCAAAACCCAACACAGTGTCCTTGGCCGCGTCAAGAACCGGCTCGCACGTCATACAAGTCAGGTGGTGACGCTTTCCAAATGGGAGCCGACCACACAACTGTGCCCCACCTGCGGCAAGAAAACCAAAATCCCACTCAAACAGCGCACATACAAATGCGCCTATTGCGGATATAAAGCCCCAAGAGACGTCAAAGCCGCTCAAACCATGGTCTGGATGGGACAATCGAAATATTCAGACAAAATACCCTCGGAACAAGGGGAATACAAGCCTGTGGAGAACGCATCGGAGTCATACGCGGACAATCTACGTATGTTCTCCATGCGTTCAGCGAAACAGGAAACCGTGACGGCTTAAGCCTCACGGTAGTTCATTTCTTCCAGTTGGAATTACGGAAGAATTGGCAGTCGGTGCTGGAAAGCTGGGATTTCGTCAGCCATCGAGAACCATAGGAGGAGAACGACGCGGAACCATCACGGTTGCCTTCACTGATACGAATTTTCCAACCGGACGGGTCGGAGGACACTTCCTCAACCACGGCCACGTGACCACAATCACCACCACCGGCGAACGGGCTACCACGACCTGATATACCGTCACCGGGTTTAGGGTTCCCATCGACCGTCCAACCGGATTGGCCTTTCAGATTGTTGGCGATGTCACCACCGTTACCCATAACCCAAGACCAGCCTTCGTTGCCGTGAATCATGGCAAGACGGTTCCATGCATACCAGACGCACTGATGACCATATTCCAAATGCGGGTAGAACACACCAGCGTCGGACGCGCTACAAATCTTCTGATTGCCTGAACACATCCAAGAAAAGTCCCCATCCTTGGTAGGCGCACCGCCGACGGAACCATACGAAGTACTACCGCTATCGTCACTCACGGGGCACGTGGTGTTCGCGTCGGAATCGTCTGAGGAACCGCTTGAGGAACCACCCGTGTCAGCCGGGGGAGCGGAATCAAACTGCACTTCTGACGATGGCGGGAACTTGTTTGTCTGCTTGATGTAAGCAATGAACTGTTGGGTCACACCCCAAACGGTCGAGACGTAATTATTGTCCGTGGCATATCCGGCATTCTTTAACTCCTGAATATACGCGTGTGGGTCGGTACGCTTCTGCAATGCCGTCGCATAACGGGAATTCTCGGTGATGAACTTGCCATAACCGGCGAAACCATCCTCGTCGGAATCGTAGACCGCGAAATCACCGGTCGTATCGTAACATCCACCTTGATTGCATTCCTTGGTGGCAAGCTTGACCGACTTTTGACCATTGACCGCCTTGATGCCAAAGAAGTTATGATATTTGGTCGTCAGACTGGAAGCGCCCCAAGCGCTTTCCACTGCGGACTGTCCAAGAATCGCCTCATATGGGATACCGTACTTCTTGCCGATATCGAAAGCGGCCTGACCATACTTATCCGTATATGCTTGAACGGAATTGGTTACTGTCACATTGGCCGACGCGGTATCGGTGGTTCCGTCCGTATCGTCGGATTGTGTGCAACATTGGGAACTGTCATCATCGGAATCTCCACTCTTGCCGTTGAAGGAGATGTCGTTCAATCCTTTGTCGTAATAGTTCTTGGCTACCTGTTTTCGGCTATCCTCATTACGGGAGGCCCAATTTGGCCTTTCCCATCCGGCCATCCATGCGACTGCGGCCACTTCCGGGTCGCTGGCGTCATGCCAAGTGTCGTACAGATTGTCGTTCTTGACGGTTATCTCAGCCTTGGCTTCCGACAAGTAATGATTGTTGAAGGAGCTTTTCGCGGTTGCCACAAGCATTTTTATCTGCCCGTCTTCATCCGAGTCGGGGGTATCCTTCAAACCGTTGGCGTCCATCCATGTGCGGATTTTGCTTCGGGGGTCCCATTGTCCCAAACCGTAGGCATTGCCACTGCCACTCCTGTCCGCTACGAAACCGGATTCGGCATACACATTGCCCAATACTCCAGCCGTGGCCGCTTTGGAGAATCCCGCTGACGCGAACGCCTTGGCGATTTTGATTGCTACATCATTGGTTTTGAAATCAGAAGATGAACTGGAGCTGCTGGAGTCCGAAGAGGAGGAGTCGGAGGAGCTGGACGCGGAAGAGTTGGAAAGACGATAGTAGGAAGTGTATTTACCGCCACCGTAATCCAACGGGACTTCCGACACCTCGTCGCCCTTGCTGTCACCATCCTTGCCATCGGTGTCCTCGTGAGCGCCAACGGTCTTATTGTCCCCGATATAGATTTCCGTATGACCGTCCCGCCATACCACGTCACCTTTCTGGAGCTTGTCTGCGGAACCATCGAAGTCGGTTTTGGTGAAACCGGCCTTGCTCATCGAGTCATCCATACTGGACGTGTTGAACGGAGAGTCACCCAGATTCTTGACGCCACCCTTCGTCAACGCGTAGTAGACAAAACTGGAACAGTCAACATCAGGGTTAAGCTTTCGTTTCGACTGGCTATAGCCGATTTTGCCATCCTTAGCCATTTCCTCGGCCTTGGCTATGTACTTGTCTATGAGACTGTTCCCACTGTCCGAACTGCTTTGGGCAGAGGTTTTCTTGCACCCGTTGGAGCGAATGGACATCATGGTCGTATCGGACACGGTACTCATACTGGTCACGCCGACCGTTATCATCATGTCGAAGAGGAGTAGGCCAGCCATCCCCATCGCCGCCATTTTTCCAAAACTTTGCACTGTACCCGCCTTACAAAAAACTTGGAAGAGATTTTTGCCATCTCTTCCAAGTTAACAGAATTTTTTAGGTAAGTGGAGGGAAATCAGTGGAATGGTTCAAACGGGATACTGAACACCATATCGTAAAGGTCTTCCACATCACCCGCCGCAGTCTGCGCGTCGGATAGAATCTGTTGCGGTTCCCGCTCCTCCCTCCAAAGGTCGAACAGGTTCACGACCGTATCGACTTCCTTCTCGCTTTTACTGTTGATTGCGAACCCCAATAGTCGGCCACAATTAAGGTCGGACAATGGTTTGCTGATTTCCTTAGACCATTCGCACGCGGTTTTCCACGCGTCATCATCCATCGTATAATCTCCGTCCACACCATAAGTGAGAAGGTCTCCCTCGGTGCTTTCCTGAGCAATGTCATGAATGACGAACATGTATTCGATGGCTAGAAGATACTCGTCCAAGCTCATTTCGTCCACGTTCCAATCATGGTTCGTCGGGAAATGCAGATACGGGTAACGGTTCACTGTCTCATTGCCGATTTTGTCACCCTCATGGAGCAGTGCCACGGGGAGTGTGAAGATAGGCGACAGGTATACTCTTCCAACGATTCCACCATGCTGGTCGTTCTCCGGAATGGCGATAATCTGCTTCATCGAATTGATAATACGATTCACATACTTGGTGGGCCGTTCCAACAGCAACGGTCTTCCACTGGAGAAACCTTGGAAAGACATCACATCATATTTTTCAACGACCGGCGTGGTGTCGAACGTCGGCGGAGACAATGGTGTGATGTTCTGCTCATCCTCCGTCTTATGGGGCGTCGGACGGTTCTCTCCGAAGAAATCCTTGTAGCTCACTGTTCTTGTCCTTCCTGCGTCTCTGACGCTTGCATTGCTTTCTTCTTTTCCTCTTCACGGCGAATCTTATCGGTTGCGGTCGTGGAGATTTCCTCCAACAGGTCTGGCGGAATGATGACTTCGACGGGTACCGGCTGTTTGCTGGAATCCTTGAAGTAGGCGACGGCACCACGAATGGTCTTGTCCTTGCCGGCCTCCTTGTCCTTGATACGCAGACGCCTCATGCCAGCCCAGTTCGGCTCATCGTTCTCCTTCGTATCACCCATGCTCATACGGGAACGGATACGATTGCCGGAATCCTCAATCTGCAACAGTCGCAAAGCGTCACGGGCAGGAGAATCCTGAATCGGGTCGTCCAAAGCCAGCAGGAACGCTCGGCCGATACCTCCGGTCATGCCAGCGTTGATGAACTCCTTGACCTTCTGGGAGGCGAACACCGGGGTGAAACGGCGGGAACGTGCGGTACGCATCCACTCGTTCACCTTGGCGGCACCCTTGTCCTCGCCTAGGATTGCCCAAGCCTCATCGATGCCGACCATTCCGTCTCGTTCGCTTACTGCGGCACCCGCGCCGAACACAATCATACGAAGCACCCAACGTTGGATACGTCCTGTAACGGTGTTCTCGGCTCCCGGTTCCGGAATCATGGAACGGTCGCCAGCGTTGATAAGGGTAAGGTTCTGACTGACACGCAAAGGGGCCACGTTATCGTTCGTACCGAAGATAAGACGCAACGACTGGTTCGTGTTGACGCTCATCGTAATCAGTTTGAACACGTCCAACGTGTCCGGATACAAGTTGTATTGCGAAGGGTCTTTCCCCGCTTGCTGGAGAGCACGGAAGTCGGTAGCCGCCTTGTATAGGATGGTCCCGCAACAGCGGCCACCCTTCTTGTAACCGTAATCCAGCATGGCCTTGACAGTAAGCTCATAGGAGGTGTCGCCGTCAGGTTTCAGAATATCGGAAATCATGATAGCGGCCATATCCTTGGCCTCTTCCTCGCTTCGGAGCACATTGTACGGGTCGAATGTTCCGTCAGCGATGTCGGAATCCATTCGGAGCACTGTTCCGTTACGGGACAGGACAGCATCCTCGAAGTCGTTGCCTTCCTTCGGGTTGACGAGAATACAAGGCGTTTTGCCCTTGCCGCTACGGGAGTCAATCAGCATCCACTGGAGGAACAGGCTCACCAACAGCATGGACTTTCCGGAACCGGTTTCACCGATGACCAGAATGCCCGGTCGGGTATCCTTATCCTGCACGGTGGTAGTGCCCACGTAAACGGGTTGCCGGTTCGCTTCGGTCAATCCGACCAACGCGCCCGTATCGTCACCGGCCTTGGCGAAACTACTCACGCCGCCACCAGCCACGCAGGTCGCAGACCAGTGAATCTCATACGGTGTCATACGCACCGGAGAACAGGCTTGCATGCTTTTGAACGCCATCAACTGTTCGTTGGCCGTGGTCAGATTGGTGAACTCGAAGTTCTGGATGTTCTGCAACGAGTCAACTGCCATCTGCGCGTTACCGGCCACGCAGGTGGCGACACTCAAATCGATGATGCTCGGCGGCATTTCGGGAGAATTGTAAATGGCTTTCTTATAGTCCAGACGATATTTCAAATCGGTCATGTCGGCGGAAGCCTCACGCCCATGCTGGTAACGTTCCTTGATGTTCTCGTCAATCGTGCGGGCGTTACGGCGAATCGTGTCAGCCGTCACCTTGCCGGGTTCGACCTTGCCGCGAATGGACGTTCCGACGGCGTTCGCGCCACCGGCTGTGGCGACTTCCATCAGTTTCGCAATCCACAGGTTGGACGGGTCGGTGATGTCCGATTGTGCGAACTGGGTTGTTCGGGCGAAGCAGATGGACGCCGGATACTCGCTGTCAATGTTCCACTGGTCGCAGTCGATTCCCTCATCGTATAGTCGTTTCGCGTTCTGACAGACCTTACTGTTCGGGAAGAAATGCAGGTGGTCGTTCTCGGCAATGATGGGAAGGGCGGACGCGGACGCGCGGCTCACCCACCAAGTCTCCATCATCGCAACCATCTGCTCGCGTTCGCTTTCCTCCATGATGGTGAACGGGATAAGACCGGCGTTCAACATGATGCGTTCGATACGATGCGCGTCCGGCAGATACTCCTCGAACATGGCGTAACCGTTCGCCATGGAGAAGCTAAGCTGATTGAACTTCGTGGTGACTTTTCGTAGAAGCGACTGTTTACGGCCTTTCCTACCGGCTTCGCCACCCAGTTTCAACGGGACTCCGATAACGGCGAACTGCTTGCACACGTTCAGATTACGGTAATAGTAAGCCTGATAGCTTTTCAAATCATCCTGTTGCATTACCGGCGGACGGTAGGGGATAGGCATGGAACCCGTAAGCAGATGGAATTCACGGTATTCGCTTTTCAGCAAATCCCTGTAGCGCATGCCCGCCACGCTGACCTCACCGGCCAGCCCGTCGAAGAAAGCCATGAAGCTTTGCTCGGCTTCCTTCCTTTTGGAGTCGCCCGCACCATCCAATAGTGCGCTCGTCCAAGGAATCTTCGCATACAGCCATACCGTTCTGTCCGGTGTCGCCGCTCGGAGCAGACCGTATTCGCTACCGGGGCTGATGAAGCTTTCCGGACGATAGAAACCGTCTCTTGCCATTTCGGGTCAACCACTTTCGATTCTGTGGAATCTTTCCTGTATCACTGGTTTCGACTCTAATGGTTTCGACTGTTGTCAACCTTCGGAAAACGGAAAAATCCCTCCCCCAACGGATATTCCAATAGGGGAGGGATTCAGAATCGGCGGATTGAATCAGTCGTTCAGACCGAAGTATTCCATCGGGTCGAAATCGGCGCTCATGTATTTTCCGGGATTGTCGTCTTCGACCGGCTTGGCCGGTTTGAATGGCTTGTCGATAGGTTTCTCACCTTTCTGCTTCAATCCGGAATAAGCCAACTGTCTCACGGACTTATCCGAATCGTGGGACAGTTTCTTCAACGTTTCAACGGACGTGTTCGAGTTCGTCGCGATAGCACGCTTCACATGGGGACTCCACTGGTCGGACATATAGTCCAATGTTTCCGTCGAAGTATTCGGATTACCGGCGACGTTGATGCGGGTCTGAGTCCAACCGTCATCGGCCAGAACGTTCAATGTTTCCGGCGAGGCATGGGGAGTCAACTACCGCGATGACGAGCGTCGCGGCTTGGACGTGGGCGTGACCCCCGCGACTCTCGTAAGGGAGGTCGTCGCGGGCACCCCATCCATCATGGGTGGTTGACGGCACCCTGACCTTGGGTCTATCCAAGGTTTTGTATGGCTCTGTCTCGGATGTTCAACGCGGCGTTATGGTCGGCGTTGTCGCTGTGCCCGCAACGGAGGCAGTCGAATCTCGCGTGATTGCGGTTTCTCGCGTCCACGTATCCGCAACGGTTGCATTTCTGACTCGTGTAGGCGGGGTCTACCATTAGGATTCTGACGCCGTTCCTTGCGGCCTTGTAGGCGGTGAACTCTTGCAGTTGGGCGAACGGCCACTGGTTGAGCATGTTGCGGCGTCTTCTGCCGGTCTTGGTTCCTTTCCTCGCCTGACGGCGGATGTACGCCAAGTCCTCGAACGCTATGACACTCACGTTCGGAGTGTTCGCCAATCTTTTGGACGCGCGATGGTTGACGTCACGGATGAACCGCTCTTCCCGATGTCTCATCGCCTTCAACCGGCGGCGGGCGCTTCGGGTGCCTTTTTCCTGCAATGTCTTCCTGTTGTGCGCGTAACGGCGTCTGATTCCCTGCATGCGGGAATAGGAGGTCTCACCTCCTCTCGAATCCATGGTGAGGGAGTGCTGTCCCAAGTCAACGCCCAGTACGTCCCCATGTTCGATTGGAGTGGACTGGGGTAGGCGGTATACGAGCATGACGCTCGCGTTTCGCCCGTCCGGGTCGAGGACGAGTTTGGCCGCGTTCAATTTGCGTTCGGGGTATCTGCGGTCGAACCATTCGGGAATGTCCGGCAACAGTATCCGCTGTCTTTTCTCGCCGTGCGTGACGCTCAACGACAGCAGGTTGCCACGCAGGGACATGACCCTCAAATCGTAGTTGATGGTCTTTTTCCTGCGTGACGCCTTGAGGTTCCACCGGCGTTTCGGATGGTTCGAGTTCCACGAGCGCACCGCTCCGGCGGCGTCGCGCATGGCTATGCAGACGAACTGGGATGGCAGTTCCGGATATTCGGCGCGGAGTCTCGCGTAATTGTCCTTCTGCATTCTGGTGCGGTTGACCGAACGGTTGCTGTCGCACCATGAGACAAGCGAACCCCACATGCGGTTGTAGGAGTCGGCCAATCCCTCGAAGATTCCGTACTGTTCAGGTGAGATGTCCAATGGGAGTACGAGGGTGCGTTGGGGTGTGGCATTCACCATGCTTTCCCTATGTTGCGCCGTCTTGCTTTTCCCAATGGTCATGCCTCTTATGATACCATAGGTTTTATGAGCATGCAACGAAATAGTCACCAAGTCTATGAACTCGGCTACCACATTATCTTCTGCACCAAATACAGGCACAAGATACTCACCGGAGAAGTCGAAATCGCATGCCGCAACGCCATAGCCGAGACCTGCGCCGCATACGGATGGACGTTGGAGGAGATAGAGGTCATGCCCGACCACGTCCACATGTTCGTCACCGCCAACCCGCAGACCGCCCCTGCCGAAATCGCCAGAACGGTCAAATCAATCAGCGCCGTCCGCATATTCACCCAATTCCCCGCACTCAAAGGAAGAAAATTCTGGGGAAGTGGCCTATGGTCGCCATCGACCTACTTCGGAAGCGTCGGACACATCAGCGAGGACACCGTCAGACGATACATACAAACCCAAAAGGAACGAGCCTAGAACGGCGATTCCTCCCCGCCCACAAGAGGCGGGGAATCCTCACCTAACAAATCTTGAAGCGCCGCCATGCTCCTTGACCCATTTGCCCAGCGGGTCTCTTGCTTGTAAAGGATTGTACATTCCTCCTCCAATTTCTTTTAGTATTCGAATTGGATATCGTCGTATCCGCTGTCATCGTTGAAATCGACTCCCGCGTATTCGTCCGAAAGCCTTTGATTCTCACGGCAATGTTCAAGATTCATGACGGCCCTACGGCTGACTTTCTCGTCCTTGTCTTCGCTTAGCGTCTCCAACGTGTGAAGGCTGGTGTTCGGATTGCCCGCCACATGAAGTCTCGTCTCTGAGTCCTTCGACTGGGAGAGCCTGTCGAGCCTGTCCGGCACCGTGCAGTGTTCCGCCATGGGGCGGGTGCTGATGGTGTTGGTCATGTCGAAACGGTTCAGTATGCCCTGCGCCGACGAATCGTAGCCTAGCTCATGGAGTTTTTCGCACTGCTCGGACGAGGCGTGGTAGAGGAACTGGTCAGCCAATTTCGTCTCCGCGTCGATAGCCATGGCGGGGCATTTCATCCTGCCTTTGCTAAGGGGGAAGGTGGTTCCCGCCCTGTCGTCTGTCCATTCGCTGTGACCGGCCTCGAAGATTTGCAAGGCTGCGTCGTAGTCGCCGTTCCTAGCCGCCTCCGTGGCTATCTCCGACGTGTACGCGTCGCAGACATGCAGTTTCTCGTTGGTCTCGATATAGTCGTTGTAACCGTCCTGCCCCGGTAGCGGCATGGGGTCTCTCACATCGTCGTAGTCCATAAGCTCTTCGAGCCGTTCCAGAGTGTTGGTCGGGGTGTTGCGGTTGAGGGCCACGGCACGTTTCACATAGAAGTTGTCATCGTCCGCCATCATGTCGAGCGTCTTGCCGTCCAGTTTCGGATTGGACGCGACTGCCGTGCGCTCCCTCACGTCGTCGCTGTACTTGAACGAGTCAAGCGTCTCGTCGCTGATGTTCGGGTTCATCAGCGCCTCCAGCCGGTTGTCCTCGTCTTTGCCGGTCTTGGCTATCTGGTCAATTACCGCTGTCGGCGTGTTTTTGGTATCGACAGCCGCCCCATGCTCTTCCGCATAGTTGAGATTTTTGACATTATCGGCAAGACTCGCCTTCGGATTGCCACCATGCGCTTTCATCCACTTGCCCAGCGGGTCACGCGGTTCTGACGGATTATAAACCATAAAAGAAAACCTCCGTTTCGCTGTAAACAACCTTACGCGAAAGGGAGGTTCTATTCTTGCTGTTTTGGTAAAAATCAGGCTCCGGCTTGAGTGGTGTCTTTTTTGACTATGGACACGTATTCGTTTACCAGTTTCTTGAGTTCAGGATTCTGGTCGAGACGGATTTCCACTCCAAGCTTGGTGTTCTTGTAGAACGCGTAATTTTCCTTGGCAGCGATGGAAAGGCTGAAATCCTCGACCTTCCAATTGTCGCCTGTCCCACGGTTCAGACTAAGGAACATGGCTCGGGCGAACCATTCCCTGCCGGTCGTATCCTTGACTGTAATCATAGGTTGAATCTTATGGGTGACATCCGCCGTGAGACGTTTGCCCGGCACGATGATTTTAGGCATCTTCCTTACCCTCCTCCTTATATACGAACATGACGTTCATGTGACTGTTCTTCAAGGCTGCATCCAACGGTGTCTTGCTACGAGCGCGATGACGGTATGCTTCGATATACCATTTCTCGAACGGGAAGTCATCCCCGCTTTTGATGTTCTTGACCTTCACCCAGCGGGACGCGGTTTTCGCCCGCAGTGCGGTCGGTGCGGTGTAGCCGTCACGGTCGTCCATACCGTACTTGTAGTCCTCTCCGGACTCGTACAGTTTGCCGATGAGATATCTGCCGTCGGTGCGCCAGAGGATGAACTGGGAGCAGGTGTCGAGCGAGCGGACTGAGACGATGCTGTCGAACGGGATGATGGCTTTGCCATCGTTCTGTTCCGCATGGTTGATGATTTCATCCATCATGCTTTCCGCCTGTCGCCAGTTGTAGCGGATGATGGTGTCTTCGTCGGGTTTGACGCTGGCTTTTCCAATGAGGTCTGATTCCGAACTGATGCGCATGAATACTGCGCGTCTGTCCATGAGTGTTTCGGTCATGGTGTTATCCTTACTCTTATGTGACTACTTCCAGTATAGGGTGTTTTTGCGAATGTGTCCAATACTGGAACCATTCACACCTCACGTAGTCGAATACGGGTAAGCCCCGAACGTCGGGAAGTGGTAGCGGACTTGCGTTTGCCCTCGGCGTCGGCCATGGTCAGCATGGGTACCTTGCGTTCGAACACCAAGGACAATGGTTTGCCCTTGTCCTTACCTGCGGCGAGTTCATACAGGTCTGGGTTGAACCCTTCCAATGGTCTCAGGTTGTCCAACGCTATCCAGTATTTGGCTGGTTCTTTAGACCATGGTTTGGGACATTGGTAGAAGCTTCCTTCGTCCCATGTCCTTGGATTGTATGGGCTTCCGAAGCCAGTCACCTCGCCTATGAGCATGAGGTCTTCGTCGTGCGCGTACAGGATTACCTGCTCCACGTTTTTCATGACGCCGATGATTCCGCATTTCCATAGGACGTGGTTGTCGTGTTCTTTGCTGAATCGGAGGTATTCCTGCATCACGGTGTGTGGTTGGAAGTATACGCGGCCTTGTCGGGGTGCGTATCCGATTCGTATCATCAGGATTTCTTTTGAGTGTGTTGTCCCAGTCATGCCCCCATATTACCATATGTGAACAAATCCAATATAACTTGTACTATCTTAGGGGGACAACTTAACGTCAGCGCGTGTCGTCCTTCTTCGGCCTTCCGGACTTGCGGGAAGCCTTCAAAACGGCGGCAAACATACGAGAGTCATCCATCACGGAAGAATCCTCAGAATTTTTAGAAAAAGTCCCTTCGGGGGGTTCTATGCCAGCTTGCTCATACGTGACATCCCCTGCAAGGAACTCAAACAGAAAATCCAAAGCCGCCAGTAATGCCTCGATAATCACCACGACGGACGGAATGACCAGAAGCCCGACCGCATACGTTCCAAATACGAGATGAAGCACCACAATCGCCAGCAAAGTGAAAAGAAACACCGCCAGCAACAGACTGAAACCCCGATGGAAGGCTTTCAACAATCCGGCTTCGATTCTACGAAACCTTAATCTCGTTTTCTCCGACATGTTTTTTCTGTCTCCAATCATCCACCGACAGGAGAAACAACGCCAGTGGAAACACGACTAGAAACAGTATGCCGCATACGACGAAAGGCAAACCCCAATACCAAGAAAATCGTTTCAGCAAAAAAGAGCCGACAAGCCCCCAACAGGGACACCATTCCGGACAGCAAGTACAAACCCAGACCATACCGGAACATAGCATAGGACACTCGCTCAAGGAACGTTTCGTTCTCCTCCTTCATGTCAGCGCTCCTTTCCGGTCGGGTTCCACACGCCATCGGACTTGTCCAGTTTCGCAAGACCACGGGCTTGCAGACGGTAGGCGATTCGATTCTGCGATTCGGTCAGCTCCTTGTCCTGCCAGATGGCGGACAGGACGGTCTGCTCCTCGTCGGTCAGCATGGATTCCAGCAGTCGGATTCGACGCTCCAACGTCTTCTTGGCGCGGGTGTAGCCGGACTTGTGGTCGCAAGCGAGTTCGGCCATGCCCTTCCAGAATCCTCGCATGTTCTGCCAGTTGAGTCGGGCGAGTTTCCTCAGCATATGCACTGATTCGTCGTCCATGTGGAAGTAACAGTAGGGTGGAACAAACGAGTCGAGCGGATAGAGTCCAAGAGGCTCGTAGGGGCTTTCCTCTTTCGCTCGGTTCAGATACCAGAGGGCTTTCCTTAAGTCTTCCAGACCGTTCTTGCCCTGCCAGCGGTACACGTATTTGATTGCGTTGCCTCCTAGGAACGGGTATCGTGATGTCAGTTCGATGCATTCGAAGGGGCCTGACGTGTAGTGGTTGGGGTGGTTGACGTTATCGTTGTGCAAGTTTTTCTCCTAAACGATAGGCTGTATGTGAACGTTTCCAGTATAGCATACTATTTTCTAATGGGGGTAAGAGCCTTGCGATACTCCTTCGAAAGCTCATCATACGAACGTTTCAAAGACCTAGCCCTCCGATTGTCGCCATCCAAATCCGTGGAGCAATGCAGATTCTCATATTCCTTCGGTTTCTTATCCTGCAAAGCGGCCAACGTGTCCAAATCATATGATTCGTCCAATTCGTTGAACTTGGAAGACACCTGAGCATACAGTCGGAGCGACTTATTATACGATTCCGTCATCCTGCTGACTTGTTGGAAACAGGCGTCCTCAGCTTCGGCATGGGCACGCTTCGCCTTGCCTTGGGTATCCCACCAATAGTATCCGCCGCCACAACACAAGGACAGGGCGACAAGAACGGACAGTACGGCGGCTATCCTTTTCTGCACACGCTGTCTCGCCCATTCCTCACCATCCCTCACCCCGGCGGCGATAAGACTATCAAAAGAAGGCGTCTCGCCTATCGTCGTCGGTCGGGCTTGTCTGTTTGAATGCCTTCCCAATTATGGTCAGTCCTTGAAACTCGGGAAAGATAAGTCCAGCCTCGGCTCAAACTCCGAACAATACACGGGAGAGCCTTCACAGAGGGCACGGTTGAGGTTTTCAGCGAACTTGTATGCCTGTAGTCTCCGTTCAGGCTCACTGCCCCGCAAGCATTTGCTGGCGGGAGTGTCTTGGAACCCGTGGGCGTCCTTCTGTGCCTTGGTGAGAAGGTTCTGCAACTGTCCGACGGTCAGCGAAGTGGCCTTCCCCGCTTCCAGTCTTCCGGTCTCACGCAGTTTTTGGATGGCATACTCGTTGTGGGACAAGTCCAAGCATGTATGCCATTGAGTTTTTCCTTCCGGATTGTCTCCCAGTAGAAGCGTTACCCTTCTGGTGTCCTCTGCGAGTTCCGACATTATGTTTTTGTTTCCTTTCAGTTTTTCAGGCCGTAGTAGACGACCCCGTTTGTTTCTTTTGTGCGGTCGAACAGTTCGTGGCCGCGTTGTGTGGTTTCGATGCTTCTGATTACGACTTCCGGCGCGTCGAAAATGGTCATGGGTTCCTGTCCTGCAAGTTTCGCCCACTGGTTTTGGATGACGGTGAGCGTGACCCGGCTGTTGGAGTCGAGTTGTCGGCATTGTCGCTCGTGCTGGTGTTTGCGCACGTAGTCGGATGCGACATCGGCCAGTGTGGTTCTAGGCATGTGTTTTCCTTGCTTTTGCTTGAATGTGGTTGATTCCAGTATAACAAGGAAATGTTTCAAATTTGGCTTTTACTTGACTTCCTCCCCTGACTGAAGTCAGGGGATTCCTCCCCTCGCGGGGAGGAGTTTCCTGTGGGTTTAGACGATTCACGCTCTTTTGTTCACCGGAGTGTCGCTTCAGTGAGGCGTGAATCCCCGCAGGCTCGAACCGCCAGTCCGGCGGATAGTATGTTTACGGCGGCGTTCACGTCCCGGTCTTGCATGACCCCGCACTGCGGGCACGTCCATTCTCTGACATCCAAGTCCTTGGTCTGCGGATTCCGGTAGCCGCAGTCGTGGCACAGTTGGCTCGACGGGAACCACCTGTCCACCCGTACCAGCCGTTTGCCTTGGCGGGCGAGCTTGTATTCCAACATGGTGCAGAACATGCCATACCCGTTGTCCGACGTGCTTTTAGCCAAACCTTTTCTGGCTTTGCGACCATTGGGAAGATA